AAGCCACTCTACGGCGGGACTACAGGCACAGAGGCCCAACAACGCTACTACAGAGCCTTCAAGGAGAAGTATGGGGGAGTATCCACGTGGCACGAAGACCTGCAGCGAGAGGCCGTTGAAAAGCGAGTAGTGACCCTTCCATCAGGCAGGCAGTATGCCTTTCCCGATGCGCGGTGGACAAAGTACGGCACGGCAACACACCGCACAAACATCTGCAACTATCCGGTGCAGGGGTTTGCAACTGCAGACCTCTTGCCTGCTGCTCTCGTTCGCCTCGACAGCCTATTTATAAAAAACAAATTGCAGTCTGTGATATGCAACACAGTCCACGACTCTATCGTAATTGACTGCCATCCGGATGAAAAAATTATCTGTGTCAAGTTGATGCGTGAGGCAATGCTATCATTGCCCCAAGAGACATTGCGACGATACAGAGTAGAGTATGACATGCCTGTCGAAATAGAGATAAAAATGGGCGATAACTGGCTTGACTTGCACGTCGTAGAGTAGTAATATCTATCTACCAACCCTAAAACGTAAAGGAGATCGAAGGATCATGTTAGGGACAGAACTAATGGAAATGGACAATGACCTTGACAACATCGTAGCGGCTATGTCGAGCGATAACGTCGAGGAGATGATGAAGCTTACCGGACAGGGTGGCGGTGCCACTGAAAAGGTCGGGCTTCCTCGTCTGAATATCAACTATGATCAAGAGACAGACGATGGTCACAACCTCACGCGAGGCGACTGGAAAATGTTTTTCAATGGTCAATACATCTTTGCGAAGGAAGTGAAGCTTCGAGCGTTGCTTCGCACGTATGAGTATTCGATGTGGGACTCTGAGGCAAACGAGGGTAAGGGCGGCTTCTCATGCAAGTCAGTTCAGAAGACTTCGTTTGGTGGCGAATTCCCTGATACTCAAGGGGGCAACAAGTGTGGACGCTTGTCCCGTGATGAAGAGGATGCACTCGACAAGGACGACGTGCGTTATCTGACCTCCCGTGCGGTAGTATGTAATCAGGTGATCTATGGTCGTATCAGCGGTACGTTCCATGCCGCAGACGGCACACCCGTCGAGGTTAGCGAGGAACCTGTAATCGCATACTTCAAGCGTTCAGGATTCAAGCCCATCGCAGACTTCATTCAGGGCTTGACCAAGCAAAGCAAGCTGATGGCGCAGACAAACATCTTGCTGCGTACAAACCGTCAGAAGAAGGGCAGCGTCACTTACTGGACGCCAATGCCTACGTTCGATAGCACTGTAGCTATTTCGGACGACGATAAGGAACTGTTGGGGACTTTTGCAGAAACTGTTAAGGGCCACAACGAAAACGTAATGAATGGATACAGGGAAGCATCTAAGCTGATGTCAGACGATAGCGATATCGATCTGGCTGCGGATTTCAAAGATGCTGACGCTGCTTAACATTCAAGACTATATGTCTAAGGCTCTGCGGGGGGAGACTAGTGCTTCCCCCGCAGGTCTTTCTGCGTTTGTAGAAGAGACGAAGCAGGCAGTAAACAGGCAACTCACTGAGAAGCGCGGTGAGTACAGGATTCGCATGTCCGGACTTGGCCGTCCCCTGTGTCAACAAGTCCTAGAGAAAAACGGCGTTAAGGAGTCGATGCAGTACAATACGCTGTTTCGCTTCTTGTTTGGCGACATCACAGAGGCCATCCTCATGCTTGTCATGCGAGAGGCTGGTGTGGATGTGGTTGATGCCCAGAGGCAAGTCGAACTGAAGCTGGGTGATCACACGATCAAGGGTACCCTCGACGTTATCATACGTGACGAGACAGGCACAGAGAAGGTCTGGGATATCAAGTCGGCAAGCGACTGGGCATTCAAGAACAAGTTCACTGGGTTCGGTGGGTACGACTCCTTGAAAGACGATGACCCATTCGGGTACGTCATGCAGGGCTACTTATACTCTGCAGCTACCGGTATGCCTTTCGGTGGGTGGATCGTTGTCAACAAGTCCAGCGGAGAAGTCGCTATGGTGGAAGCACCGGAGTGGCAGGATGCAGACCGTGCCAAATATTTGGCGGATGCCGTAGAGCGTGTCAAGTTTCTGACAGACCCAGATGTCAAGGAATTCAAGCCATATCCAGACGAGTTTGAAACCTATCGACGCAAGGGTGAGACGCTGCGTACTGGCAACAAGGTCTTGGCAAAGGAGTGTAACCTTTGCGGATTCCGGCACCACTGCTGGCCGAAAGCAGAACTGCATCCCCGTGTAACGTCACAGGCCAAGTCACCACCACAGGTATGGTACACAAGGCTCAAGACAAAGGAACTGTAACATGCCGTACCTCTTCGTAAGAGACTACGAGATAGAACTGATGGAGATGAATAAAGACCTTCATCACGTCTATGTGGAGTCACATGGCGGCAGTGGGGGTGAACGTAAGATAGTTCGTTTGCGCTTGAACGAGCGGGGCTTGCCCCTCACACTGCGGGATAACTACAGCGAACTGGGAACACTTACATCCAACACCGAAAAGCGTGACATTACCACCCTCGAATCTGAATTGCAGAAGAT